TGCGATTTTCCACCCTCGAGTAAGTACAGAAAGCTCGAGTGGTGACCATGGGTGAATCACTATGATTCACCGCCAGTATCCGTTATCCGGATGTGCAAGACACTGGTCATTCAGCTGAACCCATTTCTGGGAGGCTGTAAAGGGTTAAAGGCCCCTTACCATTCCGCCAGTGGCGGTACACGGTTTGTTTTTTCTGTATCCGAAAGGTGAAGTATGAGTGTATTTTTTCGAAGCAGCATGTTGAGGGCTGATGGTGATAATAAAGCCAACGAGGGACAACGTAAGAAACGTCAAAGCGGTCAGTCCGTATCCACTGGTCGTATGGAAGGAGAAGAGCTCCACAACTCTGCCCGGATGGGGGCGGTTCCTGTGACAGGGAACCAAAAATTCGAGACGCTGGGAGAGACCAGAGTAGAGGTAGGTTCAACTGCGAATAAGATTATTGCTGAGCTACTAGGTGTGTGCCCTGAGAAGGTAACATTCCTAGCTGACGGCAAGAGTCGTAAGCGTGCAAGAGTGGACCCAGTAGTGCGTAGTAAGGTGCGCAAAGTGGTTTTTATTGGGACTAAACTGCAACAGGCCCAGTTCCGCTGCCGTGAGTGGCGGCACTGGTTTGCTTGTTATAAGGCTGGCAAGGGTCGCGACGAACTGTTATGCGACAACCTCATGCAGTATGAGGATTTGCCGGAAAGTGAATGGCAAGTTGCACATGAAGCTGATGCGTGTGGCTCGTATCGGTTCATCACCACGTTGTTTGCATCTCCCGCGGAAGATGTTGCGCGTTTGGACCGTGATATGGATGCTGGCGAGTACTGGGCGGTAGTGCCACAGCTGGCAAGTAGGAACATGTTTGAGGCTTTGTCGCAACTCAATGGCAACAATGGAGAGTGGACCAATGGTGACGACATGGCTGGAAAGAAGGGGCAACAACGGAAAAGCAAGCAAGTCCGGATCGTTGTCCAAGCCCCAGCCAAAAAAGTGAAGAAGACGCCTCGCGCCAAAAAAATCGCCGGATCGCGTGTTGTTGCAGGTGGTGGGATTGGTGCTGGAACTGGGTTGAGTATGTGTGCGACTAAGTACGCAACTGCAATTGCGTCCCCATGGGACCCAATGGCGCAAGGTTGCTGCATCCCAACGTTCCCATCGCGCCCATCCCAGAAGTCAACTGCGTGGACACGTACCACTGTGACAATTGGCACTGGTGGTGTTGGGTTCGTGGCCTTGGCGCCGAGTTTGTCAAATAACTCAGTATCTTTATTCAAAACCGACAACACCTATGGAGGGACAACAATTGCCTATCCCGCCATTGGTGTGTCAGCGTTATCGGCCAATACGCCATGGAACGCAGCGTCACTCACCGGAACTGGCATTTTGCCAGCGGCCATTTCTGGCCGTCTGGTGAGTTTTGGACTATCTTGGCAGTACACGGGCACTGTGCTGAATCAAGGTGGGTTGAATTATGCACTCGTTGAACCTAATCATGGTAATATGGAGAACTTTGCATTGGGCAACATGGGTGCGTATCAAGAGTGCAGCATCACGCGTACTGTCTCCAAGAAGGAGTGGCTGACGGGTAGCGGTATTGATGCGCAGGAGGTCCAGTACCCAGAGATCAATTACTCTGCGACTGGGACCCAGAGCAACTCAGCGATTTATCCATTCTCCCAAAACATGGGTCAGTCGAGTTCGTACAACCTTGGCGGTATGATCGCAGCGGTTATGTTCACGGGAGTGCCTGGCAATACATTTGAGGTTGAGCTTGTTCAGCATATGGAGTACATTGGGGCTGCCACCAGCACCATGGCGACGCCTACGCATTCTGATGCTCGTGGATTTGAGATGGTCAACACTGCCTCCAACCGCCTCGCACAATTGCGTGTCACGCACCCCAGTGCTCCAACGATGGCCTTGATGAGCCACGCACTCAAAGAAGTTGCGGGCGAATTGAAGCCTTATGCGATGGCTGGCGTGAAGATGCTTGGCGCTACAGCCCTCACTGCGTTGGGGTCCGCTTTGGCTGGGCCCGCTGGTGGTGCGGCTGGAGCGGGCATGGCGCGCATAATGTACTGATGGTGGCAGGGGGGCTATGAGCGCTCCCCACCACGTGTGCGTGTTCGTGTCGTGGTGTCGTGGCGTTTGTTCTTGCTTGTTGTGGTTAGCATTAAGTTGTGTGTTTATATGTTATGTATGTTTCTTGTACCCAGCACCCGCTGGGCCTTGCGGAGGGTCTTCCGCCGCCAGTTAACTGGGCCCGCGTACAGCAGCGACGTAGCTGGCGATGGCCCATTCTGGCAATTTGTGGTTTTTTATGTTATGTTGTTTGTTGTTATGAGTGCGATTAATGGGGCAAATGGTGAGGCTACGGGTAGCGATGATCTAGACCATCCCGCGCGTCAGCGGATGAACAAGGAGGCTAAAACAAATAGGTTCCGTGCTGGCGGCACTAACAAGGGCAACATGAAGAGTGGTGCCCCTGAGCCAGCGAGTCCTGATGAACCTGAGGCTGCCACCCTGGGTAAAGACGAGCCTGAGAGAGTGGTTGCCGTTAGTGGCTCACACGCTTGGGACGGGCAGGCCGTTTTGATTGAGCGGCTTGGATCATGGCTCACGCCAGCCGGGCAAGTAGCGCCACACCCGGTTCCGAGTGGGACGACGGTGGTTGGGCGGCCCGGAGGGCCAGGTTGGTGTTTCGCACGCACCGTTGAATTGAATGGGAAGGAGGTCGTTGAGCGTGGCATAACCACGCAAGTCCTTACTAATGCGTTTCGCTGGTACGAACATCCATCATTTGAGTACCTCGGACAAACAGTGAGTGCTTGCCGTGGTGTTTACTTGGTCGTGTGCATGAACGACTTGGCTACAGCATTTCCCACTTCCGGACGATTGGACGCTGCACGTGTTAAGGCTGCCACCGGGCTGCTTAGTCGCATGTATGGGCCACGTGGGCTCACGCGGGCATTAGTTGACCAAACTGTGCGGCACTGGCAGTACATGGAGCACTTGACACGTGTGCACAACATTGAATCGACAGACACTGTGCGTATGCTTGGGGGTTCCTTCGTTTCAGTGGCTGACCCAGGGATAGTTCGGTTGTGTGCTGGACTCAACATCACTGTCGACTATGCCAACCAGTACAAGGAGTGGGGTGAGGAGTGCACCATCCCCGATGCTTATGAGAAAAAAGACACGTTTGCTGTGCGTTGTTCAGCTGGTGCCCACATGGGTGAGTTGGAGTATCCGTGGTTTGATACAGTGAAGGACCCAGATGCTCTAGAGAAGTATAGTCGGACTGTTTTCTGCCAATTGCATGGCAAAGGGGACCCATTCTTGTTGTATGATGTGTCTGGCGTCAACGCTTGCAAGGCCATGAAGCGGTTGATCGGTGCCAGAGACGGTGAGTTTGACTATGGTTGCAATCAAGCGGCTTTACTTTTCAAAGCTGCCTGCATGGGCTACATCAACCCAGTTGTTCTGTCCACGCTTAAGGTCCAGTTCCCACACTGGGCCTTTCAGGATGATGACACAAACTTGTTTATCACCACACAGCAACCAACCATGCCCCACCTGCTCTCAAGGGTGGGTGCATGGAAGCCGTGTGGGTTTTACAGGCTTGGTGTCCGACTAAATAGGGACACAGCTGACAGGTTTGATGATCTGGTTTGTACTGTTGGCGGTGGGGATCGAACCCATGCCTTTCCCATCGACACTAGCATTCATGGCCCATATACAAAGGCCATTAATTCTGGTTTGTCCAACTTGCTATCGCGCTCCAGTCGGTCCTATATTACTGACGTGTTGACAGACTTCGACTGCGCGCATTGGAAATATTACTCTGGTTTTTGCAAGTTGCTGGAGTACATGGACACTGACACTGGCCGGTTGTGTAATGCTGAGATTGAGCATGTCAACAAGAAGCTTCGGCAGAGCTATGTTTGGGGGGTCGTTTTGCACGAGGATGAGGACAACATGGTGAAGCGTCTGAATGCTTGTGTGAAGAAGGAGTTGGGTAAATTTGGCAAAGTGCCGCGGCTGTATGTGTCGTATGATGCTGGTTGCATGTATGCTAATGAGTTGCCCGAACTGATCAAAGTTGCGTTGAGCACTCCGTTCTTTTTTGAACGTGGTGAGCTCCACCCAACCATGCGGGCGACTATCTATATTATGTCGAAGCCCAAGGAGGATTCACTGTCCAAGCTGTTCCAGGAGTTAATCACGACTACAACCCGAGTCGATGAGGTGGTTGTCGCCATTTACTCTGACGACTCCGTCATTGCGGGGAACATAGGCGGCGTGCCGTTTGGTTACAACGTTGACATATCGAGTTGTGACGCAAGCAACCAAAGTCTTGTGTTCGCCTTGACGGGCACGCTCCTCGCACAAATCCATGAGCGGAGGGCGTGTGGCCTGATTTCCCAGTGCATGATGCCGATTGTTGTAACTAACCCTAACAATCCGGCTGAGAAGTTTACTCTTCTCATGCATTCAGCGTTTGAAGGCAGTGGCACTGTGCTGACAACCATTTTGAACCATGTGGCGTCATTCCTCATTTATTTGATGGTGATTGCGCGCCTTGGTGAGGATGCCAGCGTTACAGAGTCTGTTGTGCAAGGCGCACGGCTAGCGGGCCATCTGGTTACAGTTGAACCATGGGTGGTCGAAGGAGTTGTTATCCCGGAAAAGATGCAATTCCTTAAGCATAGCCCCCTTCGGAGCATTTGTGGGCAGTGGGTGCCCACGCTTAACTTCGGCGCTTTGTGTCGAAGTTTTGGCTCCATTGAAGGGGACCTGCTGGCCAAGCATCTCGGGATGTCGCCAGCAGATTTCCAGCGGCTGCCTGTTGCCGATAGGATGAACAGGTTTTGCGGCGGGGTTGTTCGTGGGTTTTGCCACGAGCCCAGTAGCCGCATTATGGATGCCCTCCGAGAGAGGTTCCTGAGCTTTGGTGAAACCACGATTTCCACACGCTATGATGTGGAGTTCATGAGGGACAGTAGTCCTGCTAGAGACAGGGGGGTAGGCATCCGCGATGAAGATGAGCTGATCAAGGTTACTGATCGCGCGGAGTACGTGATTGCAGACGATTCAATCTGCCGTCGCTATGATCTCCAAGCATATGACCTGGATGAGTTTGCAGCTCACGTCGCAAATCTCGTACTCGGTTCGCATTCTGTGACACAGGCAGCGACCATGTTTTACCAAGTAGATTACGGGCTACCTGGGCGAGACCTCCCCGCACTCCCGTAATAGAGTGCGAAATCAGCAGGCAAG